AGCCACTGGCTACCTTGAAACGGATGGCAATCCAAGCTTGCATGAACGATCAACCGACCGACATGATCCTCAACCAGTTTATGGACTTCATGCTTGGCGCAGGGTATGTCTTCAATCATCAGGGCAACATCGAGCCACGCCTGATCTTTGGAACGATCCGCTATGCCGCATCCAAGGGCATCAAGCACATCATCATTGACTCGCTTATGAAGTGCGTCAAGGGGGTGGATGATTACAACGCCCAGAAAGACTTTGTTAATCAGATCACACAGCTTGCCCAACAATACAACGTTCACATTCACCTTGTTCACCACATCCGTAAGCAAGAGAATGAATACAAAATCCCCAACAAGTTCGACCTTGCGGGATCGGGGGCGATGACCGACCTTGCCGACCAGATCATTGTTGTCTATCGCAACAAGCAAAAGGAACGTACGCTCGAGAAAGACCCCGCCAATCAGGATGCACAGGCAATGCCTGACGCTGTGCTTGCGGTGGATAAGAACCGCCACGGCGAGTGGGAGGGCAGGATTCCCCTCTGGTACAACTCACAGGCAAAGCAGTACCTATCCAACAGCAGAAAACAGCCCTTGGACTTGATGGACAAGGCAACTTATGAGTTCAGAAGATAAAAAAGGATTATTATGAAACTTGGATCAAGCAGAAATCAGTGCGGCGGTTGCAAGCAATACTTCAATTCAATCCCTGCATTTGAAAAACATCGAACCGGCAAATACGGCGTTGACAGACGTTGTTTAAACGATGATGAAATGCTGGCAAAGAAGATGGAAAAAAACGCAGCAAAATTTTGGACAACCGGATTAATGAACCAAGCAGAAAAGGACAGAGCTTATGCCATACGTGAACAAAAAAAGACCGTACGCCAAGGAATATGAACAGCAACAGGCACGGGGTGAACAGCCCCTGCGTAACGCCCGAGAGAGGGCAAGATACGCTATGGATGCCAATGGTGTAGACCGCAAGGGCAAGGACATCGACCATGTCAAACCCCTGTCCAAGGGAGGCACGAACGCCAAGTCCAACCTTAAACTGAAAACACCCAGTGCCAATCGCTCGTTCAGCAGAAACTCTGACCACACTGTTAAAACAAACAAACCAAAAAAATGAAAACTTTTCAAAACATCTGGGCATCATGGACAGCCGTTTAAACGGTCAGAGGATCGACCTCACTCCGGCTGAGTTGCACATTTGCAGAATGCTTGGGATGATGCGCAGGTCTGAGGCTATGAACAAGGTCAAGGATCAGCAGATGGGCGAGGGTGATTCTTGGTCAATTGACATTGACGGGGTGGTGGCTGAGTACTGCGTAGCCAAGCTTTTAAACCTCTGTCCTGACCTCACAGTCAGCGTCCGGAGTGGTGGCGCAGACCTAATCACCCGCAAGGGCAAGACCTTGGATGTCAAGTCAACCCGCCATGAGCATGGCAAATTGCTTGCGACCATCAAGAAAGCCCACGACCCGTGCGATATGTACGTGCTTGTGGTGGTGGATAACTTCGGTGGCACGGTCATGGGATGGGCATCCAAGGCTGACCTCTTTCATGATGACAACAAGCAAGACCTTGGATACGGGATTGGGTACGCCATTTCCCAACATGGACTTCGACCATTTAAACAGCCATAAATAAAATCGGCAATAAGTACCTGCACACTTGCACATAAAAATATTTGTGCAATGTTGTGTAACGTTTAAACGCTGTAGCAGGAATAGCAAGAATAGCAGTAGCAATCCTAACAAGGCAGGGAAGCCTTGTTGTTTAAATGCTTAAAGCTATATTCTGCGCGGGTCTTGAGGTGGTTTTTGTGTTTTGTCATACGGCTTTTTACATTGCTCGTTTAAACGCTCATCGCTCTCACCTATAATGTGAAGAAATTGTTGGCAAAAATGTTGATTTAATTCTTTGTTATCAATGAGTTGCGTGATTTTTATGTTCAACATGAGCGGCGGTTCTCAAAGGGTGTAGAGAACTGGTCAGGATTCGGGTTGGCGTACAAACCGAAAGACGAAAAAAAACCCCCCGACCGCCGTAGCAGAAGGGGGGTGGTTTAACCTAGTAATCGTTCTACATCCGAACAGGTGGACGTAATGAAGTCCGCTATCTGCTCACCTGTGTGACCCTCGATCAGATACCAAGGGGTGATGATCTCGCTCCATTCGTCATTTGGTTGAAGACTAGACCATTTGTCCTTGCGTAACACCTCGATGATCTGATCGTAAGTCATGTCATCGGGATGATCCGATAACCATTGATCCAATGCAAAATCCTGCGCACGTTCAAGATTTGATTTCATGATTTCTCTCCAAGCACTTTCCGTAAAAGGTTGATGACCTTGTCCGCATCAAAATCGGATGCGTCAGGGTTCTCTAACAACTCCAATGCTGCCTCGCATCCTGTGCGTAAGGCAGCGTACTGCGCAAGCAGTCCTAGCATCTGGTTAGTCATTCGACCTCCGTGATATCAATCGGTGTAGCACTGATGGTTGTCCATTCCGTTGGGGGCAGGTCTGCAGCTATGTCCTGTGCTGTCTCATGATCAGGGGCTGCGACCTCAATCCAAACCCGCTGAACATACTCACCATAAATCCGATATTTTTTCATTACACCGCTCCTTTAAGTTTCCCAAAGTGTTCAGACTTCTTAAGCACAGGCTTTTCCAAGGCAACGGCGTACCAAGAAAGCAACTTCTTCATGCCCTCGACCGTCTCGCTGCCTACGCAGGGTTCACAGTACCCCTCTGGCGCACCCGACTTGTCGTTGTAGTACACCTCGACCAGTTGAATGAAAGGCGTACCGCCATTGTCCTCGCTCACGTCTAGCAATCTAAAATTCCACATATCATTTCCTTTACTGTAATGGTTCATCAGAGTGGTCAACCTCAGCGTACGCATTGGCGATCACGTTATTCACGTACCCTAGAAACACGTTCTTGTCACTGCAAGCGGATACCCCTGCGCTCGCTAAAAAAGTCACAAGCACAGGGATGATCGTATCCATCTCGTAGTCAGGAAAAAGCTCGCAGAGTTTCCCTGCAAGCTCACGCTCTTTGTCTGTCTCCATACTACCTCCTAAGTGATTTAAGTAATGTGTTGAACGCTGTAGAGGCAAGCTCTCTTGTGTCGTTCACTGTCGCTGCATTGTCAAACACTTTCTCTACGTCAGCACTGTCGATGCCTATCGCCACGATAATCACGCCGCACCGCTTGGCAACGTTCTGCAGGTGCGTAATGTGTTCACGGTTGTAACCATCGGCATCGGTCAACAGGAACAGAATCTTGCGAGACTCTGGTCTCTTTGCAATGTCCTCGATGGCTACGCTGAGGGCTGAATAGTCTGGAGTAGAACTACCTGCCCAGTTGGATATCGAGCCAAGCTTGCTCGATGCCTTGCGCAGTGACTCTCCCCACGTCTTGAAAGGGATCAAGTTAAGCCCCTCGCCTCTGATTTTTTCTTGACTGGCGTTCGCGCCTGTTGCATTGACAGCGAGGTAGTCACTCTGCCCATTGAATCCGGTGATCGCAAAGTCCACGTTTGCCTTGTCCAGAATGCGTGACAGTTGGATCGCAACCGACTCCGCAACAGCAATGCGACCTCCTGCCATCGAGCCACTGCAGTCGATCAGAAGCGAAACCGCACTGCGTTCAGCTTCAGCATACTCACGGCGTTTAAACACTGTAGTACTCCCTGCAGCAAATCTTGCAAACGCCTTGCGATCAACCTTGCCTGACTCTTCGTGGCTCGACCATCCTACTAGGTCAAGCGACCGCAACAGTCGCAACAGGTTGGCGCGTGTTGCACCCATGCCCTCAGTCACGGCGTTGTACTGGTATGTGAAGTTGGCATCACAATTTGCCTTGCTTAATCGTTGTCTCATGTCAAATCCAATGAAAGGTTGCTATGTGTGGCTTGCCCACAAAGGGGCGGGGATTGTACTCATCTGAAGACAGTGCCAAGCCCTTAAGCTCTTCTTCGATAAAAGAAGTTGGCTCAACGTCTCGACCTGCCTCGTTCGACCAACCCTTGGATGGCAGAGTAATCAGTTCATCACCGCCTTCGCCGTCCTGTTTGTCACCTTGCTTATCGCTAGGCTTATCACTTGCTTTACTGGATGGCTTGTCCCCAGACTTGCCGCCGTCCTGATCGCCGTCCTGATCTCCCTCGTCAGAACCCTGCTCAGACCCATCAGGATCGTCTGTGGGCGGCTTTTGAGCCTTGCCCCTACCTTGGGTATCACTTTTCTTTTTAGCGTCTTGTAGGACGTTTAAAAGCTTGATCGCAGCGGTGACCACGCCCTGAGTGGACTTCGATGCCTGTGCCTCTTTCAGTGCGACCCACAGGTCAGCCGCAAAGGGTGACTGGTCAATGACGCAGGGGCAGTTGACTTGATACCCGTTTAAACGCCGACCCTCAACAGCCAGAAGGAACGGGATATTTTTAATGTCATCAGCGGCGGCGTGTCCGTCCCGTTCGAGCATCGAGTTGAGCAGGTTTTCGAATAGCTGCTTGGCGTTAGGTGCAAAGCCCGACTCGATTGCGCACCGCTCGATGCGAGGGTCTTCCAGTCCGTTGATCAGGTTGCCCAGAAAAGCACCGTGCAAGTCCCGTGCGCTGTCCCAAGGTCCGTTGTCAGTAAAGACAGCGTGTCCCAGTCCCTCATGCAGAGCAAAGGCGATCAGGTTGTTGAACGTCTGGTTGCTGACCTCTTTCAGATCGTCAATCGAGGGCAGGATCACAGTCGCATCGACCTTGCCCTCATACCGCTCGAACCTGATCCCTGCACCCTTGCCGTTCCAGACAACCTGCAGGGATGAAAACAGCACCCCTGCATTGGCGGTCACCCGCTCCATTGTGGCGGCAACGCCGCGCTTTACGTTGAGTCCAAGCATTACTTCCTCACTAAGTATGATTTAAGTTGCGCTGAGTCGATGGACGCAGCATAAGCACCCCTAAGTTCTGCCTCGCAGTCTGCAGGGAATTTGTGAACGATCGAATTGTTGAACGCCAGACCGACAGGCATCCCCTCTTGTACCGCTGATGCCCAAGCAAACAATTGGCGCAAGCTTGGTGGCTGAGTCAACAGACCTGCGCGAGCCTTGGCACGGGCAACGTTGGCGAACTTGACCAGTGAGCGGGTAGCATCAGCACGTAATCCCGTACGCTTGGTGATCAGGTCAACCTCGTCATCCTCGCACAGGTACTCGAACCGCAGGGTGTAGCTGAACCGATCTAGGAACGCTGAGTTCTGCTCACGCACTCCTGCAAAATTGCCCGACTCGTCACCGTGTCCGGCTGAGTTGTCTGCAGCAAAGAACACCACACCAGTCGAGACAGGGATGCGCTCGCCTGTCTCAGCGATCACCAAGGCGCGGTGAATGGTGCGCTCAGTCACAGCATGGAGGGGCGAGATGTTCTGCGCACGGGCGAAACCGACTTCGTCCAACAGGATGATTGAACCTGCATGGCGGATCGCCTGAGTCAGCGTCCCTGCTTTCCAGACCACGTTACCGTTCTCGATGGTGTTCGAGCCGATAAATTCTGACCGCTCGAGACCTTCGTCAAAATTGATGCGGAATAATCTACGCTTGAGACGGGCTGCAACCTGCGTGACGAATTCAGTCTTGCCCGTGCCACGCTCTCCGCCCAACCAAGTGTTGTGGGGGATAGTGGTTGAGAGAGCGATCAGGGTTTGATGCAGGGCAGCAGGGTTAAAAATGTAGTCAGCCACGACTGCAGGGGCTGCAGGATCGTCCCAGACCTCAACCTCAAACGTGCTGAAGTCAACAGTGTTGCCCTCGTCATCAAGGTAAAACAAGTCCCCATCGAACAGGTGCTGTGCCTCTTCCCTGTTTGTTTTTGGGTAGGCGGCGGCAACCGTGGGGGCAATGGAAGGGAACTTCC